TGCTGTATCTTCTTTATCACCAGCAAAGAATTCGTTATAGGCAATCCATCCACCAACAATAGCAGTGAGTGTAACACCAACTGCACCTAATCCTAAAAATAACATTATATAATCTCCTAATAAAATTGTTAGGACAGTTTGCGGACCTACTAGGACTCGAACCTAGAATAGAGGTTTAGAAGACCCCTGTGATATCCATTTCACCATAGGTCCGCAAACTGTCCTAATCTATACTATATCTATTGACCTGACAACATTGTGATAATTACCATTACCATAACTTTATCACCAATACGATAACGCTTATCTACAACAGTGCTACCATACTGACCTTTCCATTGATAGTAAATTGTATAGTTATCTACTACAGATTCTACACGGTCAACATATTGAATAGAACAACGTTTCTGTTTCTCATAACCGATAATACGAGTTTTATCAGCACGTCCTGCTTCTGCTGCAACTACACCACCAATAACTGCACCTGCTGCTGCACCTTCATCTTTATCTGTGATTGCTTTACCAAACAGACCACCGATGATAGCACCACCCAGAACTTCTAGTCCTGTAGCACCTTGACCTTGTACTGTTTCATAGACAGGAACATCTACAAAACTACAAATGTTTTTACGAACAGGAGTTACCAGTTCAATATGGTTAGGTGTAACAGATGTAATAGTTGCATAGACAGTATCATCTGCTTTAGCAGGAGTAGCCAAAGCAAAAATTGCTCCGACTAATCCTACGAGAATATTACTTTTCATAGACATGTTCATATTCCGGTTTTGTATAAGTTACTTCAGAAGTAGGACACACCTCGTGTGAATGCAAACCACCAGCAGCGTTAGTACCAACTACAGCACCAGCTCCTGCTCCAATCATAGACATAGCAACATCGCCATCAGACAAAATACCTAGACCAATCGAACCTACGATTGCACCGAGAGTTGCGTATGCTGGAGTTTCAGGGGTGTAGTACAATACATCTGTACATTGATTAAGACTTGGATATGTGTTAACTCCACAGCCAGTAAGTGCCAACATAGACACGCTGCCGATAATAAGTGCTTTCATTTTATACTCCTACAATAGAATGGTAAATATCTTCCCAGCCGTTTACACGATTAGGATATTCAAGATGACGATTGTGAGGTAGATCAATCAAAAAAGAGTTTAGTCCCAATTCATCGCCAAGTACTGCATTTTGAACTTTGTCTTCTACCCATACACAGTCAGTGTCACGATAAGGCTCGAGCGCCTCATCCTTATCAGCTCCAGTATCTAGGCAAACAAGTTCATCGATTACAGATTCACCAAAAAGATCGTGAAGGTTCTGTAGCCGTGCTTTGTATGCATATTTATTCAACGACAAAGAGGTGATTACACGTAGGACGTATCCACCTTCTTCGTGGAGCTTACGTACATATTTAATAGCATCTAAGTTTGGAGTCAAATAAGCAATGGCTGCAGAGTTATTAAACTCCTCACAGATTTCTCTTCCCTTATCCTTATTCAATAGCCCATACCGTTTCCATACAGCATAGCCAGTCGGGTCTTGCTCAGTGTAACCTTTGTTAGCCATAAACTCTTTGAAGCCAAAGAGCCAGTCAACGAGTACACCATCACAATCAGTGAGGATTACTTTTTCATTCAGTTTTGTCATTTTCATCTTTCTTTTTGTTTAGGAAGCTACTAAAATCAAGTCCCATCAATCGGGCCATAGGGTTTTTAGTTAGGTATAGATTCCAGAATGTCTGGGTAAAATTATACTTCCAATAATCTTTAAGTCTGGGTGCTTTCATTTTTAATGTCCTTTACGAAGTCTTTACCTTCTTCAACCCACTCGTCGATAAATAGGTGTGAAAGCCGATCGACCATCACATTACGTGTTTCTAATATAACACCATCATCATATTCAAAATAAAAGTAACCCGGAGCGTCAAAGAGAGACAAATTAGGCTCTCCAATCCGCTTGAGTATGGTTTGACGTTTCATTTCTTATTTTCCGTAAAGAGTTTTGTTGAACCACACCGGGTCGAATTGCTTGATGATATTGAGTGGAGTGTTACCAATCTTCATCATTTCGGCGTATTGCTCCACAGTGAACATATCTACGATTTTCTTCATTACCTTCGATTTAGTAAAAGGTCCACCGTGCTTGAAGCGAGCAATAAAGAGAGGCTTACGAGTACCTACACGGGATGGGTGGCAATTACCTTCTTCGTAGTACTCAGCGCCTTCATAGTCGCCATGGTAGTTAAGGTATCCACCGAAGAATTCGAACTGTGTTTTGTCAAACTTTGTCATGATGTAAGTCCTTTAGTTAATCAGCTTATATATGTAATATATAACTTGTAGCTACACAAATACAACACTAAATTCATTTTTTGTATATAAACTTGATACTGTAACATATATGTTACTATAGGCAAAGGGGAAAGATACATTGGTGTATACCTCTCCCCCCGCAACAGTACTGTTATTATATACTAATTTTCAGTGATTGTACACAACTAAGTGTAGGATTGTTCCTCCATATCAGATATTGATTTACCTAAGAAATCCCTTTTAAGCCTCAGTTTCCTCACAAGGTCTGAACGACCTTTTTTTGCCATCTTGTACTCATAGTGTTCTAGTTCACGATAGTCTTTTCTGAGTCTTTCGATTTGGGAAATGATCATAGAAAGATTCCTTTAGTAGTTGAGGTTCAAAAATCATAGTAACTAAGGGAGGATACTTGGAAACGCCTCCTTCACTACTGCAGCTGAAATACCTTTAAATGGTTTCTTGTCTTTCACCTGCAATACGATTTTAGCATCTTCAGGGTGAATCCCTTCCAGAAGCTGAATAAACATAGATTCTCTTTTGTAGTCTTTTAATTGGGTAGCTTTAGGATTGACAAACATAGCAAGTCTTTTAACTTGTTTGTGTAAGGTACTAGGTACCGCGTGTGGTTCATTTGGAGTATAAGGAGGAGTACCCTCTGGGAGAATAAACTGAATTCTAGAATCATAAGCTCCCTGCAAAATTGTCCTAAGAGCAAAAGATTCGTTTTCCTTTAAGACTTTAATCTTATCTGCCTTTTTGCTTTGACTAGCAGCTTTTTTAATCACTTCATGAATCTGTAATGTCATCTTATTCACCATCATCTTCATCCTTTTTAATATGCTTCGAGTTAATCCTACACTGGATATAACCATTATAATAATCGTCTCTTAATAATACATCATATTCAAATTGCAACTTTGCTTCATGGTATGAGCATTCGCCTTTGGTCTTACATAACCTAAGAATTTCTCTGTAATATTTTTTAGCTTCTGGGTCTGGTCCGTAATTTGCAACTTCTTCTTTGAGTTGAGCATTAGAACCGTAGTAACTTCTCCAATCGGATTCTTTAGTTACATATTTTGTCTTAGTACCACCGGCTTTAGTTTTTACTTTGGTCTTGCGTCGATTCCAAAACAGTTTTTTACCGATATACTTTTTATTTGTATCTAAGTCTTGAATACGATAGACAAATCCAATATATTCTTCCGGAGCACTTTCTGGCTCAAACGGTTTAAATTCATGATACCACATATATACAAAAATAGCTCCAAGTTATTCACCTGGAGCTATTTATCATTTTTATTAAGTTTTGATATTACTAGTTAGAAGTCGATCTCGCATGCACCTCCGGCACACGCAGCCGCACCGAGAGTATCGACGTCAGTAAACTTCTTTTCAGTAAGCTCACCAATCCAATCAATCTGTTGGTATGACCTTTTGATCTTTTCCCATTTATGAATCAAGTGAGCATCCTTCAAACAGTATTCTGCCTGCTTAAGATCACCTTCCAAATACTTACTGGCAAACGCCTGGAATCGACGCACCCAATCTTTCTTCATAGTGTTCTTAGAGTTTTCTTGAGAAATATCCTCACCAAATCCTTGAGCTGTAGAACAAGCCATCCAAAGGTCTCCGAATGCCTGCAGGCCATCCACAACGAGACCAGAGGCTAATACAGAAGCCACTCCATACTTTTCAACCATCTTCTCAGCGTCGATGACTTCAGTGTTTGGCGCTTGATTGAAATCCTTATCGCCAGAAGTAGACAAGAAAGAAATACCAGCAAAGCTATTCCTATTGCTATAAACATATTCTGCAACTTCGTCCCAATCCTCCACTAAAATTGTGTTTGATACGTTATGAGATACGGTTGGGTCTGCACAAAGTTCTTTGTTCTTACCTGTATTTACCCAATGTTTTTGCGCTTTTCCTACAAGATCAAGGTGCTTAGGTCCAATCAGTTCATCTTTAAGAATAGAACCTGGCTTAGGTGTAATAGGGAATGATACAACCCAATCGCTACCAGCTGCAGACCAAACTGATTCTTCAACCATATCAGGATTAGTCTTAGCAATTAACTGTGCAATCTCAGACTCTTTATTCAACTGAATGTTGCGAATATATCTTTCAGCGTGCTCAGCATGGATTCCACTTGCTGTACCCAAGAGGACAGAAGCATTCCCGCTAGGCTTAACACAAGTAGTCCGAGCAGCAGGATTGATACCGATAAGAGCAGCAAGTCGAGCATTAGTCTCTTTAACAATTTTGGCACCCTTTTCCAAAATCTTTTCATCGAATAGTACATCAGGGTTATTCATCCATCCAGTAATCGATACACCAAGCAAAGCCTCGCGGTCAAAGATCTTTTTGGATGTATCAGATAAGAATTTAAAGTCAGTGTAGCCAGCCTGAAGAGTACCAAGGATCGATGCTGCTTCACATGCTTTATAGAATGATTCCTCATCTACACATTGACCACCATTAATCTCTGTCAAATTGCATCCTTGCCAACCAGATTCGCCATCAATCTGTGGGAACATACCAATTTCTACACACGGATTGGTTGTATGCTCTGTGGATTCTACAAATACAAACCCTGGTTCACCAAACTGCTTAATGCTGTCCATGATTGCCATAAAGTCTTCTTTTTTGGTTTCTTTACGTACAATCACCGCAGAGTTATTAGAACGTGCACGCTGTGGGTTATCTACAAACCAATTACCAGTCTTTGCACTCATCATCTCTGTGTCAGTTGGTGAGAACAAACAGATAGTAGCAGAACGCCGCACACCGCCGCTCAGAACCGCGTCAGCACAATGCATCGCAATATCGTAGACATGGATTGGGCGTAAAGAAACAGGATTGCTTTTACCCATTACTTGACCTTGAATCAAGTACTCAATACGATCCAAAGCCATACGCAAACCGTCAGGACCGGGCGCTTTAAATCCACCAGAGATTTTAGCACCGCGCGGACGAATGTTTGTCAGGTCAAAGAATACACGTCGTCCTTCAAACTCAGGGTAGTTACCACCACCTACAAAGTATGAAGACATCAATACGTCCAACGCAGATGCCCAGCCTTCAATTGAATCTTCTACAACATAACCTTTAGCCTGCTTCTTGCGATCTACAACCTGAGGAAGCTTGTCTACATGGTGGGTTTGTACAGAAAAACCTGCACCTGCACCACAAAGCAAAATGTAAAAGTACTCACCGAAGAAAGATGCACGGTCTACATATGAAGACGTACAGTTATACATTTTCATTTGATGTTTAAGCAGCTGGTCACCACCAAACTGTAAAGCACGTTGTGCGCCGAGTACGCGTTTTTCTTTATATGCATTAGAAGCAGTAGCCATTTCTCCTGCCAATGCAGTACTCATCTGATCTTTATAATAGTCCTTATGCATAGCCATAACACGGTCAACAGATTCATCCCAACTCTCATAGCGGTTTTCATCATCGATGTATCTGGAATATGAGTCGTAAAATTTAGTTTGAGACAGAAAATCCCTCATGTCTAGACTATTAGTCATAGAACGTACCTCTTTTTATGCTTGAATTTTTAGAATTAGGTATTATATATCAGATCACGAAATTTGTAAACAGTTACTTTAATTTTTCAACTGCTCGTGATCCAAACCAGAATGAAATAATTGCTGCGAAGATAGATTGAGACTGTGGGTCCCAGATAACATCAGAGATATCGGACAAATTTAGTCCTGCTTTCATCGCTTCCATTACTAGTACGGTTTTATAGAATAAGAAAAATCCAAAGAAACAATAGGTGATAATAGGACGTACGCCCTTTTTAAGACCTGCAAAGAACCCTGTCTCTTTAGAGATAGCAATATCATGTTCGATTAGACGTTTATGTTCTTCATGGTGAGCCATGTCTTGTAGATGGTCAAACTCAGCATCTTGCATCTGCATCTTAATATCAG